AGCCAGCGGATATGCAGTCCTGGAACTGGCCACGGAATACGTTTCCGAGGACAGCTTCGCCCAACAGCTCGTCGTGAAGAGCGTCGAGGACCCGGAGATGGTGTTCTTCGACCCCACGGCGCGCCGGGCGAACCGAGAGGATGCCGGCTGGGCTGGAAAGCTCAAGATGTACTCAAAGTCGGAGTACATGGCGGCCTTCGGCAAGAACCGCGACGTCTTGAGGGGGCGTCAGTACCAGCGCGCCGCCGGCTGGATTCAGGATGCCATCGGAATGGAGGGGAACCTCTCCCAGATCAACGAGTGGACCGGACCGAGGGGCGAAGGCCCGTACTACGTCGCGGAGTTCTATTGCGTCGAGAGCGACCCGACGAAGCTGATCCTCTATTCGGACGGGATTTCGCGCTTCAAGGACGAGTCGGTGCCCGAAGGCGTAGAGCCAGACCCCGACGCCGAGCCTAGCAAGCGCGAGCGGCGCATCATTACGAAGTATGTGGTGGACGCGCTCGAAGTGCTGGACGAAACGGAGTGGCAGGACCCCAAAACGATCCCGCTGATCCCCGTTCTCGGGCCGGAAGTCTACATCGACGGGAAGCTTCATCGCCTCTCGCTGATCTCTGGCGCACTGGACCCACAGCGCGCCTTGAACTATGTGGTCACGACCGGCACGGAACTGGTGGGCGCGATGCCCAAGAGCCCGTGGATCGGAGCGAAGGGCAGTTTCGATGATCCGCGCTGGCAGACCGCCAACTCGCAGATGTGGGCGTACCTCGAATACACTCCCGTTTTCGTGACGGACGAAACGACCGGCGGCCAACAGCTCGCCCCGGCCCCGCAGCGCAACCAGTGGGAAGCCCCGATACAGTGGCTTCTCGCCCTCGCGGCCTACTTCTCGGACAGCATCAAGGCCGTGACTTCGATATTCGACCCCAGCCTGGGCGCGCAAAAGGGCGACCAGAGCGGGCGCGCTATCGAGCAGTTGCGCAGCGAATCGAGCGTCGGGAACTACTCCTACAGCGACAACTTGCACCGCGCTATCGGCATCATGTACGGTTCGATGGTCCGCATCTTCCCGAAGATCCTGGATGGCCCGCGCGCTGTCACCATCGTGCAACCGGACAGCCAGCATGAGGTAACCCAGATCAACCAGGAATTTCAGGGCGGCATCGACCCGAAGACGGGCAAGCCCGGAAAGTCGAACAACATCACGCTCGGCGTCTATTCCTGCCGCGTGGTGGCCGGGCCGTCGTTCGAGACGCGCCAAGAGAACGCCATCGCCACCCTGACCGACTTCTTCAAGGTGGCCCCCCAGGCGCTGGCGGCCCCCGGAGTGGCTTCGAAGTTCCTCCGCATGGTTGGCGAAGGCAATCCGCAGGTGGAAGGCATGGCGGATCTGCTGGCACCCCAGACAAACCAGCAGGGCGACCCGGCGCAACTCGGCCAGAAACTTCAACAGGCTGCGCAGCAGAACCAAGCGCTCACGATGCTGGTCCAGAAGATGCAGCAGGCACTGCAAGCCAAATTGCCCGAGATCGAGGCGAAGAAGTGGGTGGCCGCCGTCCAAGCCATCGCCGGAATCCGAGAGGCCGAAATCAAGGCCGGGGTGGACCGCGCCGAGATGGACCTCAGCCACCTGGAAGCCCTGACCGGATTTGCGCATGAAGCGGCCACCCAAGCGGCAGAGCATGAGCATTCGGCCACCATTCAGCAATCGCAGCAGGATGCCGCTACGGAATCGCAGCAGCGCGACCAGGCGCATGCGGATCAGTCCCAGGCAACCGATCACGAAAACGCTAAGGACGCGGCAGTTCAGCAGGCCGCGCTACAACCTCAACAGCCCGAACCAACCGGAGAGCAACCGAACCAATGACCCCCACAGCCGAATATCTTGACGTGAAAGCGCATCTCGAACAGCGTAACGCCGCCGACCAGGCGCGCCGAGATGGCAAGGAACCGCCGAAGCCCGCAGCCCCTGCCGAGGTAGCCGATGAGTCCGCCGTCGAGAAGCCGCACCAGGCGTCCCGCAGTGAGCGCCGCCTACAAAACCGACTCCGCGAGGAGATCGGCGAGCTTCGCGGGCGCCTGAAAGCCTACGAGGAGTTGGGGATGCGCCCCGGAAGTGTGCCGCCAGCCGCCGTAGCCGCGCCCGTGACCGATCCCGAGCCACAGCGCCGGGAGTTCGGCACGGACGCCGAGTACAACCGCGCACTGGGGCGCTGGGATGCGCGGCAAGAGGCAGCCAAAGCCACGGAGCGTGTGGAAACGAAACTCACGGAGCGCGAACAGCAGGCCGCCGAGCTGGAGCAGCTTCGCGCCGACATCGCGGCGTCCGAGACCCAAGCCCAGGCGGACATCAAGGAATTGTTCCCCGACTGGGAGCAGGTGTCCAAGGAAGCGCTCGACGACCCGGACGCGCCGGAGTTCACGCCGGCCGAGCACCCGATGCTCATGATGATGATCGCGCGCAGCGACATGAAGGCGCGGGTGCTGTACCACTTCGCCAAGAATCCGGAGGCGCTGGAGAGTATGCTTGGCATGACGAAGACGCCCGACCGGCAGATAGCCGCTTTCCACCGGCTTGAAGGCCGCGTCGAAAAGCTGTATGATAAACCCAAGGTCGCGCAAGCCGCTGGCAAGGGCCAGGAAGAACGCGCAACGCACCCCGCAGAGGCAAACGCCGGGCGGTCGAAGAGCACGAGCGAAAGCGATGCTCGCAAGCCGAGACCGTCCAGCGAGGTTGCAGCGCGAGGCGGCACGGCGGTTCCCGAAGAGCCCACAGTAGGCTCTGCTGCCTGGATGGCGGCGCGCAACGCTCGAACCGGCGGACGCTAAGCCCCACACCCCGTAAAGGCGCTCTCGTATCTCATCTCGTGGCCGACGATAGGCTGCGTGGATTGAAACAATCGAGGAGCCTTACATGCCGATCAATTCGGTACCGGTACGGCAGGAAGTCACCGCCGAAGTCCTCCGCGTGCTCATGAACAACTGCTTCGCCTTGCGGAGCGTTGGCCGCGAGCATGAGAAGTACTTCGAAGAGCGGGTGCCGATCGGTACGACTCTGCAAATCAAACGTCCCTGGCGGCCCAAAGGCCGGCAAGGGCAGGCCTTTCAACCGGAACCCATCGTTCAGACGACGGTCCCCCTGGTGATTTCCTACTGGCGCGGTGGGGATTTCATCTACAACGACACCGACGAAGCGCTGTTCCTCGACATGGAACGATTCCATGAGGACTACAGCCGCCCGCTCGGAATCATGATCGCCAACCAGATCGACGCCGACCTGCTGGCCTTCATGCAGGTGACGGCGCCGAACTTCGTCGGAACTCCCGGCGTTCTTCCGACAACCACCAGCGTCTACAACTCGGCGCAAACCAGCCTCAACAAGCTGCTGGCTCCGCAGCAAGACCGCACGGTGATCTTCACCAGCGATTACAATCAAAACCTCGTCGGCCAGGGCCAGACGCTGTTCAACCCGGCGCGCGACATATCCGATCAATACCTGGAGGGGTACGTCGGAAAGTACGCCGGCTTCCGCTTCGGCATCGACGAACAGATTCCGGCCTTCACGGTGGGCACCTACGCCGGAGCCGGGCGCGTCAACGGCGCTTCCCAGAGCGGCTCGAGCCTGCTCACTAACAACTGGACCAGCGGCAGCCTGGCCCTCAACCCCGGCGACCGCTTCACTATCGCGGGTGTCTACAAGGTGAACCCGTCCGGACTGCGGACCAGCTACTCCGGCGCGGCCAACCTGCTCCAGTTCGTCGTCACCCAGTCGGTCACCGACACGACCGGCTCGGCCACGATCAACTTCTACCCGGCGCTGATTCCTGCCGGCCAGTTCCAGAACGCCTCGAACTCGCCCGCAGCGAACGCAGCGATCACGGTTCAGGGCGCCAGCGGATCGACCTGCAACACCTCCTTCTACATCCAGAAGGAGGCCTATACGGCCGCCTTCATCAAGCTGCACAAGCCGTCCGATGTCCAGTGCGAGGTCATGGGCGGCGAAGACGCCGGCACTCCGGGAATCTACATCCGGTCCATCCGGCAGTGGCAGTCCAGCGGGCCGTATGCTGGATATGAGACGGAAAGAATGGACACAATCTATGGCTTCGCTGCTCAGTATTCAGACTATATGGCGGGGGTGATTTATGGCTAACCCCACTCAAACGACTCTCAGCGCGGCAATCCTGGTCAACCAAACCACGTTCGCCGTCGCCTCAACTGCCAACATTTCGGCGCCCACGAACGGCCAGTTTCAGAAGATTTACGTGCTGGACCCTGGCCAGACGCGCGGCGAACTCATGATTGTCACCGG